AAGTCTAAGACTTATGTTAATATTTCTACCTAATTGTAGCTTCATAATCTGTAACAAAAAAAATCGGATGGATTTTTGGGGATATCCATCCGATTTGTGTCTTTTTGCGGATAACCTCCAAAACCCCGTTACAGATGATGAAGAACAAGAATCAACAAAAAACAAGACACTTAATATTTTATATTCTTGTTTTTTATTTTATCTTATTTCTACATCCGTAACGTGCTACAAATATAGAAAAAAAATTCAAGAATCAAACAACAAGAACTTATTTTTTTAATGTCACAGTGCAAATATCGGGACAAACCCTGAATCTATTGTCATAAAATACGTTAATTTTAAATTTATAAACCCTTAATCCTTATCTTTGTATCAAAACGATAATCTCATGAAAGAAAGTGATAATAAAGATGTTAGTAATAGGGCTTATAGGCTTTTAGTACCTTATTCCAATACGGTAGATATAGCTAAGAAGATACTTCTGTTTTATAACGGATACCTAATGGCTTCCGGCAATGAGAAGAATGTCATAGATGCGAGGCACTTAAATCTTCTTGCCTATTATTTTGTGTTTGGATATTCGTATGAGACGAAGAAGAAGTTTTCTCATTGTTTCAGTACCAATCTTCAATATGTATCGGTTTTGGATACGGAGATGAAGAAGCGTGGTATTTTGATTGACCGTGAAGGGAATTACAGGACAAGGTGTTTGTGCCCGGATATAGAGAACATGCGCCGTCTTTTTGTATTGGAGGGTTCAAGAGATCAATGTGCGTTGGTTTCTTTATTTTATAGAAAGAAAACTTTTGAATCCGATGCCGAAGAATGATTTCCCTATATCATTTGAGTCACATATTATAGATGATGTGATGGATAAGACCGGGGGCGTTTACGACCGAAACCAAATACGTGACGTTTTCAGAGCCAGTATTTCTTATGCCAATAACTTATGTACGTACACAGATAACGTGTCTGTATCGTTCCCGTATGTGGGTGATATGGTTTGTAATCTTCATGAGATGGAGAGGCGCAAACACAATCTTGAGCGTCTTAAATCCAAGGTAGAAAAATTATCTAAGTATCAGGAAAAAGAACTTCAGTGCCTTGATATTAAGATAAGGATGATAAAGGATGCTTATAACTCAGGTGAGATAAAAGGTGGGGATATGTTGATAAAACACAACAAATTATCTATCTTTAAATCTCGTAAGGGTCATAGTTTTAGTGAAATACAAAATATTCAAGAACAGGAATTTAACAGATAAGTTATGAAAAAAATTTTGCAAGCGGAAGTTATATACGATGCTTTTATGGATACGATATTAAAAAAACTTCCAAGAAAAAAAGAAGATTATCCCGATTGGTACAAGGAACGTCTTGAAAAGTGTGAGGGATGTAAATTCAATACCAAGAACGTCCCTAACTCTATGCTTCCTCTTTCTTTATACGTAAGCAAGAAAATAGGTAAAAATCGTTGTTCGGTATGTACGTGCTTCATCAAGCAGAAGGCCTGGAGCAAGACAGAGGAGTGTGCGCTTGGGGAGGGGCTTCCCCGTCCTTCGTGGATGGATCGTCAGTATTCTATTGATTTTTATGATGAGAAGTCAAGATGGAACAGGTTAGAACTTATTACAATGGATTCTGATGAATTTAATGTTATTTCTACAGATGACAAGCAATACAATATCGACCTCTCTAAAGACGGTAAATCATTTGAAATCATTTTCGAACCGGTAGAAAAAGGGAACAGTATAAGGTTTTCATTTGTTCTTGAGTCGAAGCATGATATGAAGATAACAGCATCAGAGACATCTTGTGGTTGTACGTCATCTAATTTGAATATCATAGACTCCCGTCACTTTAAGTTCAATATAGAGATACATACAGCAGGATTTGGAATAGGAAGATTCGTAAAGCACATGACTGTTCACTATCAAAAAGATGGGTCTAAAAAAGAGGAAAAAATTCCGTTTAATTTTGAAGGTACTATAATTCAAAAAAGTTAAGTTATGGGCGGATGTGGTAAAGCAAGGCTTTTACAATGCGAGGATAAAAGGAAGTCCTTATTTTCTATGTTGCAGGCATCTTGTGACGATCTCCCTGATTATTCTGCCGGGGACATTCTCTATGCCGTACTTAGATCTTTTGCAAAGAAAAGAGGATTGTCTGTTTCTTTTTTAAGGACGTTGACAGACAGCGAGCTTTTTGAAGTGGCTGATTATAATTTATCAATGGAGTTGATGGACGTTATTATTCATGATAAAAAGGTTCTTGACAATGAAGAAGATTGATTTTGATTCAGATATAAAGCATCTTATTTCTTATTACAACCATCTACTGTCTGCGCAAGATAAGGTGGGAGAGGAGATGGAAGAGATAACTAAGGATATTATTAGGAAGAAGGATGAGGAAAACAACATAGAGTTAGAAGACTTTATTGATTTGGAGGAAAAGTCGTTTATGACCAACTTGTATCAACAAGAGATGCTGAAAGTATCTTCTTCTATAAAGGCAGTTTACAGGTTATCTATTAATGCCGGTCATGATCTTAACATAGATGATGACAGCAAGAAGGTTCTTGACAGGATAGTAAACGACGGAGAATCAGATTTTATTATGTACGTTGACAATAATACTGATTCTGTTATGTTCAAGGAAGAATCTGTTGAGGAAGGAATAAAAAACATGTGCAAGTATCGTGTTGATCCATCTTCTCTTGAAGACAGGTTTAATATGCTTAAGTCTCAGTATGAGTATTTTTTAAAAATAGTGAATAATGAAGGTAAGAAAGCCGACTAATGATGATGTCTCTTACGTAGATCGGAAACTTCTTGTGCTAAGGGATCAGATAGATAAGGCAGAACGTTATCTATCTGAAAACCCTTGGGATAAAATAGAAGATTCCGATAAGAGGGAGAAAGAATTTAGGTTTCAAAAAAGCTTGTCTGATAGCTTAATGCAATGGACTGAATCTTATATTAAGATGTGTGGGATAATGGATGTCTATAATCAGCTTGAGGCTGCCAAAAACAAGAAAAGCCTAAAAGGAGGACAAACAGTATCAGGTATTCAGTCTTTTGTTAAGAATGAAGCTAAGAACAAGTTTAATAAGTAGTTTTGTTATGAATTTTGATAGTAAAGAACTTTATATAAATATGGGTAACGATATTCCGTTATGGAATGACCTTTATTCTTATGAAGAGCAAGACGATGATGTCAAGCAATTCTGGGAGAATGAGGCTATGAAACTCCTTAACGGTGTTACCATAAATGGTGTATTTATCCATCCTTGGCTATATTGGCATATCAATTTCTGGAAGATGATGATTGACGTAGGAGATGATCGTATTCCTGGAAATTCTCAGCTTCGTGATAATGAATGGATGTTTGCCGAATTTCTAAAGCAGGCGGAAGAAGAGAATAAAGGAATATTCATGTTCGGGTGCCGTCGTTTTGGAAAAGCCCTTCTTGACTCTGAGATACTTTATCTTGAGGACCGGGAAAAGATGATAGGAAATATCGTTGTAGGGGATAAGATATATGACGATAAAGGGAATTTAGTAGAAGTCGTAGGTGTCTATCCTCAAGGAAAAGTAACCACCTACAGAGTCGTATTCGAAGACGGTCGTAACGTTATTTGTTGCGGAAATCACCAATGGCGTGTCAATCATGGCGGAAAATGGCATGTTAGGAGTCTTAGGGCCATAGCTGGATTAGATTATAAGAGTATGTCTATTCCGGTAGGTGAGGCCCTGAACTACCCTACGGCAAAGCTGCCGGTTCCGCCGTCGGCCTACGCCTCGATGCTGGCGGCTTATCTCGGTGGCTATGGAGGGGATATGTTTTTTGATAAATACGTTTGTAAGAAGTTTTTAAGATCGTCCATAGATCAAAAGAAAGATTTTATAGAAAACTTCATTCGTTCTTTCAGAAACGTAGTAACCGGAGAAGAAGAGCTTACGTTGTCTCATATTGACATGGATGTCATAAATTTTGTACAACGTATGTTTTGGGCTTCAGGTTGGTATGCTAAATTGGAGGGGAACAAACTTATACTATCAAGGAATCGTAAGGAATTAAAAATAAGATCCATATCAATATACGGAAAGGAGCATGCTACTTGTATAACCGTTGATAATGACTCTCATTTATTTTTGACCACCAATTACATCGTTACTCATAATACGGCCATAATGAGTTCTCTTCTGGCTCGTAATGCTACAATGACGTACAATTTGACGCATAATGTTATTGGAGCAAGTAAAGAAGACCTTGCCAATATGGGAGAGTATCTTGAGTTTGGACTTGATAATCTTCCTCCTTATCTTACTATAAACAGGACTGGTAACGACTGGACTAAAGAAGTTGTTTTAGGTACAAGAAACATCAATAACCAACGTGATGTTCATGCCAGAATAAGAATCACCAACGTTGATGATGGAAAGACGCGAGGCTCATTGAAGACCGCAGGTGGAACTCCATATACGTCTATATATGATGAGGTAGGTAAATTTCCGGTGCTTGGAGCATGGCTTGCCGGTAGGCCGGCTCATATGATGCATGGTAGAATGAGGGGCGTTTGTTTGATGGCGGGAACTGGAGGTAATGTAGAAAAGTCTCAAGATGCCCAGAAAATCATGAACTCTCCGGACGAATATGGATTCATTATAATGAATTATGATATTCTAAATAAGAGAGTTATTAAACCAACATGGCGTATATGTAAATCCGGATGCTTTGTTCCGGCCCAGATGTCTCATGCGTATGAAAAGAAAGAAACGACTCTTGATAAGTATCTTGGAGTAGAGAATGCTCCCGGTCTTAAGAAGATAAAAATAAAAGTTTCAGACTTTGATAAAAATACTGGAATAATAAAATCGCGTCTTGACGAACTTGTCAAAAAGGATAGGGCTTTATACGTCCAGGAACGAATGGCATTCCCTTTGTCTATAGATGATTGTTTCCTTAATACGAACGTAAATAGGTTCCCTGTAGAAGATGCGTTGAAGCACAAAAGCCGTCTTCTTGAAGAAGGTAGGCCTGGTAAAACAGTGGATATTTATCAGATAGACGGCATGAAAATGGGGTATAATTTTAGCGATAAGCAGCTTGCTGATTATCCGTTTCAAGGTGGTAACATAGATTCTCCTGTTGTTATATATGAGGATCCACCAGAAGAAGGAGGTGTTTTTGATTACACTTATGTCTCATCGCTTGACCCCTATAAATCAGACAAGGCTGATACTGATTCTGTTGGTTCGTTTTATGTACTTAAAAGGTATGTAAAAATCAACGATCCATTTGCTTATTGCATAGTAGCATCATACGCATCACGTCCTCCATCTTCCGATGATTTTTGTAGGAATTGTGAAATACTTCAAGAGGCGTATGGAGCTAAGTGTCTTATGGAGAATGCCGACCGAATGTATGAATTTTATCTTACGAGACGAAATAAGCAGCTTATGTTACTGGAAGATGGCGAACGTCTTGCCGGTAAGATTATTCGTGCTGGCGCCCGTCAGAACAATAAGCTCGGTTTGGCTCCTACGGTTCCCAATCAGCGTATGCTTTTCAATACCGTTATTCAATATTGTTGGGAGGATGTTGTTGTTGGGTATGATGATGATGGTAATGAAATAACACAGAAAGGTATTTACCGTATCCCTGATATAGAACTTCTTGATGAGATCATAGCCTTCGGCCCCGGGACCAACACCGACCGTATCATAGCCTTCGGCCACGCTCTTCTTCTGGCTAAGTATTATGATGATATGGGTTACATGCCTGAAAGTACGACTCAGAAGGAGAATCAAAAGAAGAGAGAGCGCAAGAAGATAGAACAGGTCAAAGGATTTACGGTAAGAAGACATAACCCTTACAAAATGAGATAGGTAGAGCAATTTACCTATCTTTGTGAAAAAACATATAGCTCATGGAGTATTTTAACAGAGATCAGGCTTTTCCGGCCAGAGGAGTATTTTCAGGTTTGCCGGTGCAGGCGATACCTACCAAGAGAAAAACCAAGGAGTGGTTTAAAGCCACTATGGATTCTCTTGAATTGATTGGTTTGAAGCAGCTTGATGAGAACCAAAAGTTCAAGGATTTTTATAGGATGATGAAAGGCAAGCTGTCATTTATGGAGCTGAAAGACGTAATTCCTTATCTTAAGGATGTTCAGTCTATAAGGGACAACGTAAACATTCCATCATTCTTACGTCATTATGATATAATAGGTACGATCGTAAACGCTTTTGTAGGATGGTTGGGCAACCTTTCTGACAAGTATAATGTAGTTGGATTGGACGAATCTGAAGTGAATCAGTATTCTGCCACGAAGGAAAATCTTCTTCATGATTATATTAGAGAGGAATTGGACAGAAGGGTTAGGCAAGAGTTATTAAATAGAGGATTGGATCCGGATTATAATAATTTTGCCAGCGAAGAAGAAAAGCAGGCTTATGCTCAGCAGATACAAGAGGTGAAAGCATCTATGACCCCTCCTGAGATAGAGAACTTCATGAATACAAAATGGAAGACTGCCGAGGTTATATGGGGTTCTCATACGCTTGAGGCGGACAGGGGGCGTTTTTACATGGATGAGATAGATACTGAGAATTTCATTGACTATCTTCTTACCGGTCGTTGCTTTAGAAATTACCATGTAGGATACGACTATTATAAGCCGGAGAGGTGGTCTCCGTTGAATACGTTTTATTCTAAGACATTAGATAGCAAGTATCCTCAATATGGGGATTATATTGGTCGTGTTCATTATTATACTGCCAATGATATTATAGTAAGGTGGGGGCATCTTCTTACGGCAAAAGACAAGCAAAAGCTTATAGGAGGTGCTGATAATTTCAATGGTACTTATAACAATGGTGATAATGGGAGCTATGTAAGTTTATCCAAATCGGCGAGTGTAGGGATGTTATATCAGAATAAGGTAATACCTTGGAAAGGATATAATGATTATGCTTCTATAAAAGCTTATGAGGATTATTACGGTATTCCAGCCGGCACATATACCGGATACGACAGTAATGGCAATGAATATCACAGAACCAGATTCATGCCAAATTTAGAGCATGGTAATTATTATAACCGCGCCCAGAGTTTGAGCGACGAGCATGTTCGTAGTGATTTGTATCAGGTTACTGAATCATATTGGGTATCCCCGGCTCAGGTGTATGTAATTACCTACCAAACTGAAACCGGATTAGTAACTACCGAAATGGTAACCGACGAGCTTCTTCAAGACTTTTTACAGGAAAATGGTATTAAGAAAATTACCAGGACCATGAGTAAGGGCATGGAGAACCCGGAGATTAATACCTATTTTGTAGATTACGTTCCACAGGTAAGGTACGGAGTTAAAATCAGTGGAGGTGCTCTCGCTCAGGACAACCTGTATCTGGATGGAGAACCTATCGATCATCAGATAAAAGGTGATAGCAACATCTATGACTTTGTCCTACCCGTTGCAGGATATATCGGTACTTCTATGGCGAACAGGATTCAGCCATATCAAATATTTTATAATTTCTCCATAAATCAGATAAATAATATTCTTGAAAAGGAGATCGGTAAATTCTTCTTAGGGGATATAAATCTGGTTCCAAGTGAATACAAGGATTTGGGTGAAGATGTGGCTGATATATGGGCTAATCTTCTTGATGTAGCTAAGTCTGTAGGTGCTTTGACATTAGATACCTCATCTCAAAACACGAAAGGCGGTGTTCCATTCAACCAGTTTGCCGTATATGATTTGTCGCAGACAGAGCAGCTTAAAACAAGAATGGAGCTTGCTGAATGGTCGAGGATGAAGTGCTTTGAAATGGTTGGTATCACGCCTCAAGTAATTAACGGTCCCAATAGGTATGAGACTGCCACCGGGGTTCAGCAGGGCGTTACGGCATCTATGTTACAAACACAGATATACTTTGATAACTTTGGTTACTTCAAGAAACGCGCTTTGGATCTTCATTTGGCTGTTGCTCAACAATGTCAGGAAGAAGGAAAGGATATTTCTGTAATGTACACAAAAAGTGACCTTACCAGAGCATTCTTATCTATAGGAACCGACGGTCTTAGTCTAAGGCATCTTGGTGTTCAGGCATTATCTAATTCCAAGAAAAGGGATGAGCTTGAGAAATTTAAAACTTTCATGTTACAGCTAAATACAGCCGGAGGCGATATTTACGATCTTGCATCTATCTTCACATCAGATTCTATGGTGGAACTTATACAGAATGCAAGGAATACTCGGGCATACAACGAGCGTCAGATGCAGCAGCAACAACAGAATCAGATGCAGCTTAACCAGCAACAGATACAAGCTGAAGCTGCTGAGAAGGATAAGCAACGTCAGCATGAACTTGCTTTGGAAGACAAGAAAGGTCAATACAGGATACTTCAAGAGAAGATCCAGGCGGCAGGCAGGGCGGCAGACGCCAAGAGCGACGCCACCTCCCTTAACTTCCTGGCTTCTGTTTCAGATCAGACCGTAAGGCAAGCTGATATAGAAAGCAAGGAAAGGATAGAGGATAAGAAAATTGAAAACGATTCCAAACTTCATGATGATGAAATGAGAATGAAAATGGAAGAGTTAAAATTAAAATCCAAAGAGCTTGCTCAACGAGCGAGGGAAGATGCCACCAAAAGGTATGTAGCCGGAATCAATAAGAATTAAAAATTAAATATCCCCAAATTTCATTAGAAAATCTCTAATAAAATTTGGGGATATTTAATTTTTAGTGAAGATTAAACACTTATAAGTTTTTTATCTGAAATATAGGTATTTAAATATTTTTGCAGTATGGGAAAATTAGAAAAAAATGGAATAGTAGAATTGGACGATATTTTTAGTATCGGTCCGGTTGATGATGTTTATAATAGGGAAGAAGATATTCTGCCTATTAATGGTAATGAACCGGCTAAAAAAGATGAGAAGCCTGTAGAAGAAGGTTCTCAAATTAAAGAAGAGCCGGTTGTTGATCCTACTCCTGATCCTAAAGAGGATAAAAAAGGAGAAGAGAATGTAGTTGATGTTAATCAGGATCAGGTAGAGACTCCGGTTGTCAATTACAGAAAAGTATTGGATGCCCTTTCTTCAAGGGGAATCATTCCCGATTTGAAAGATGTGGTGTTTAGCGGTGAAAACGGCGAAGAGATTACTATCAATGATCTTGATTTTAGTAAAGAAGATTCGTTGTGTGACATATTATCCACAGTCCTTGAAAGCCAGAAAGAGGACATTGTTAAGGATAAGATAGATGTTACCTCTGTTTCTGATATTACTAAGAAGCTTATCCAGGCTGATAAGGCCGGCGCGAATATCGTTGATATTCTTAAGCAATATGATACGAATGTCGCTCCTATAGAAAAGCTTGACATTGAAAACAAAGCAGATCAGATTAAGATCGTTCGCCATTATGTTGATCTTCTTGGGTTGCCTAAAGATGAAGCTGATGAGTTTTTCAAAGGCATTATCAATAAAGGAGAAGAGTATGTTGAGGCAAAGGCTATAAAGTATAAAGCTGAGCTTGATAAGAGAATGGATGATATTATCCAGCAACGTACTAAAGAGGCTGCCGAAAAGAAGGCGAAGGATGCAGAAGATTTTAGAAGGTATAAGAAAGACCTTAAGTCTTCTATCCAGGCAAAGTATCAGCTAAATGACACTATGGTATCTAAAGCTCTTGATTTCGCCCTAAAACCTTCTGAATCGAATCCCGGAATTACCAAAGCATTTAATAGGGTAAGGGAGATGATGATGAATCCGGAAGAAGCGCCAGATTTGATTATGTTTCTTATGAACCCAGGAGAGTTCATAAAACAGAAGTCGAATCAAGCTGTAGTTGATGAGAAAAAGAAAATTTATAAGCTCATCAGCCATACAAATAAAGACAAGAGGGTGGCTCCGGTAGATGATAAAGGTGATCAAGTTCAAGGTGTGAAGTTCGATGAAATCAGTATAGATTAAAAATTAAAACATTTTTTCGTTCATGGCTAATGTACTTTTAACAAAAAATTTCCCGGCCACCATGAATGGTGACACGGTGATTGGATATACCGACGCTAAAGTCGTTAAGCAAAGTATCGTAGAACACGATCTTAGCTCTTTAGAAGATTGGTACTACGAAGATCCGGATAAGAACCATCTGGGTATGCTTGAGTTGTTTTCTAACATTACAAACTATCCTCTGCCTATGTATATGGGTATGATCAAACAGGATGCTACTATTACCGTAAATGGTATCAATGGTTCATTCCGTTATGATCTTCCGGTATCAGAAACGTATGAGGTGGTTACAGTAGAAGACACGTCTTTGAAATATGCAAAACCTGGTATTGATGAAAGCTTCTTCGAAATTGTGTTGAATGCACAATTTAAACAAGGAGATGTTATTACTTACGATGTGATTAACGGTTGCCAGGCTCTTATCTCTACAGAGCGTCCTCCTAAACAAGAAGGTGAAAACTGGAGATACTGGTGTAAGCTGTGGGGTCGTTCTCGTGCTAAATACTTCCCGAAAGACATGCTTCGTGCCGGTATTAAATACTGGAAGGTAACAAACGTTCTTGGTGAGTTCTCTACTCAGTTCTCTGGTGTAGGAGGTGCTTCTAAGGCTGGTTCTATGACTTGTGAATTTACGCTTGGTGGACACCGTGGTGTTGAAGGTGAAACGACTATGTACGCTGGTATTAAGTCTTTGGCTTATGCGGACGAACGTACACAGAATTTCATCGACAAGGCTTACCAGAAAGTTCGTCAGCTTTCTGAAATCAGAGGAGGTGATGCAAGTTATGCTATCATCGGTTCTCGTCTTGGTGACGGAAGCATTGATATGCGTAAAGCTCGTGTAGCCAATACAGTGTCTTTGTTCTGTTTGGCTGAATTGGCTAAGATGGAAGCATACGAACTTATGTTCATGCGTGGAGGTAGAGTCAAGGGTCATAATGGTGTTTTGATGAAAAACGAAGGTTTGTACCATCAACTTCGCCGTGGTTTCGTTATCTCATATGCACGTCCGGGCGGTATCAAGCGTGAACACTTCCTGGCTGCTGCCGACTATATTTTCCGTGGTCGTAGCGATATGCCGATTGAAAATCGTGTAATGAAATTCAAGGTAGGTGCTATGGCTTATAAGAACATCGTTGAAATCTTCCGTGATGAGTTCTTCGCTCAATTAGGTGCTTTGGCTCCTCTTATGGGTACAGAACGTATCATCAATAACCCGGTAACAGGATCAAACGATGCTCTTGAATTAGGACCTGTAAAGATCAAGGGTGTTACTATTCCGGGTATTGGTAAGGTCATTGTAGAACACGAACCTTCTTTGGATTACGTTGATATGGTAGATAGAAGCCAGTTGGTAGACGGCATGACTCCTATCACATCATATTCATGTATTATGGAAGACTTGACCGCTCCTGAATATTCCAATGCATTCGCCGGTATTCCTGCTTCATCCGAAGCTCGTATTGGTAATATCAACAGCAACGTATTCTACGTTAAGCCTGATATCGGTTCTATGTGGTGGGGTTACGAACAAGGTAGATGGTCATCCAGAGTATCGGCTCAAGAAATTGTATCCAGCCATCCTCGTATGTCAGAACAATTCTGGTGCCACTCTGTATCGGCTTGTTGGGTAAAAGATACCAGCCGGTTCGTAACAATTGAATTGTTACCAAGTTCTTTGTGATCATAACTTTTAATATTAACTTGCGGTCGGCTTTAAAACCGGCCGCAAATTTTGTTTTCATAGGATATATAAAAGATGGGAAAAAAGATTTTTAAAGAAAGCCATGAGTCTAAGAAACTGCTGGCTACCGTAGGAGGAATGAAGATATATTCCGACTCTATTTATGTTATAACAGGTAAGATGGATGAAGAAGCTCCTTCCGGATATCAGGAAAGAGGCATTTCCAAGACTCCTTTCCCTGGGAACAAGACAGTATCTTGTTGTGGATGGGATAAGGATCTTAGGGTGTATGATACCGGTTTCTTCATCAATTCAGCATGTTATAAAGGTTACTCACTTGAAGACAAGAAGAATGAAATGGATATGCGTATTAAGAATATTCGGTATCCGTTTGAAGAAACTGTCAATGAGGACCTGGATCAAAAGAATTTCGATTTCTGGGATTCTTACAGAATAGACTTGTATGATGGTCGTTTGTTCTACACTAATGACGTTCGTGATTTATTTGAGTTGTATATAGCTATTTTGTCCAAGTCTCTTACTCCTAAAGAGGAAGATGGTAATCCGATGTATGTCGAATCTTATTATTGTGTAGAAGACAAGACTACGGCCGTAGATATCAGGAAACAACGTCAGATTGATAAGGCTGATATTTTATATGAGTTCATGAACAAACTGAAAGGATCTGAGGCTGAAAGAAAAAGCATCTACGATCTGCTTTTGTATCTTGACATCATATACAGCGTAGAGCTTGATCAGAGCATGGTTCAATACATATTCACTAATTGGATTGACGCCAAGAATACGAACGTTGACATGTATAAAGAAGCAAGCTCAAGGTTTTTATCTGACGACGAATCTTCCGACGGGATGCAGGTGATTAAATTCCATCGTATGATCAGGGAAATGATTGAGGGCTTGGCTGTCACCGTCAACACCGACGGACTGTATCTGAATGGCGAGCTCCTGGGCGCCGACGCCATCTCTGCATCTATGGCTATTGCTTCCAATAAGTCGATGTTAGAAACTAAGTCACGTGTCCTGGAAGCGTATAACGCTTTAAAGAACAAGCATAAAAAAATAGAAGGCACTAAGTCTGACAAGGAGAAAAAGGAAGATGAGAAAGGTTTCGATGTTGATCAATACGCTGACAAAAAATAATAATTTATGAGAATCGTTGATTGTTATCTCCGGGCCTTACAGAAGGCTGAAGAAAACATGACCAACGGTGGTATAAAACTTGACAAGGCACGTTTTGTTCAGCTTTTTAATGACGAACAAAACCGCCTTGTTCGTTATATCCTTGATAAGAAAAATGAAGAGGATATACGTTATATCCAAAAGCTGGTTGTGTATTCGAAAGAACTTGATGATAGAGGAGATAAAGATAATCCGGAAAGCATTTTATTTTCATTGCCTTCTGATTTCTTCTCTTTTTCAAACATATCAGGCGTATTTACCAAAGGTGAATGCACGGTCACTGATTTTACCATGTGGGAGGCTAAGAACGAAAATCCGCATGAGCTTCTTGCCGACTCTTTTAACAAACCTGATTTTGATTTTAGGGAAACATTCTATACAATAGGAGAAGATTCGGTAAGGGTGTATAAGTCTGGTTTTGATGTAGACACCGTTTACCTTACATATTACCGCTATCCGAAGGAAGTTGACATCGAAGGATATATTAAATCCGATGGTTCTAATTCAACTGATATAGATCCTGAATTAGATGATAAATTAATTGGTATTATCCTTAACATGATTGAAAAGCAATTTGCTTTGAATGAAAGCGAATACGGACGTTATCAAATAGATTCAAACAACGTCCAATCTCCTTTGTAGCAGAAGAAAGGCATATCCTAAATTAAAGACTATCAAAAAGCATTAAGAATTAATTAATTCATAATGCTTTTTGTTGCTTATATGACTATCACTATTTTTGAGACAGATAACAGAATATTAATTTTTAAAATATTATAAGGCTATGGCTATCCATAAACCGTATGACAGACACATTATCTGTCCTCCGCACGCTAAGTTGGCGGACGTAGATTCTTTGTTGCTTCAAGAAGGTCAGATCGCTATCTATGATTTGGATGGTGAGCAGACTAAAGATGGTTTGAAAGCGTTGAAAGACTTGAAAGGATATCGTAAGGACGAACAACGTTTCCAGATCAGAATCGGACGTAATGAGATGGTGAACGACCGTGTATCTGATGATAAATCATTCTCTACACCTACGTTTGCTATTGATGAAATTATAGAAGTGTACGCTTCTGCTCCGAAGAGCAAAGAAATTAAAGTAGATGAGGTTATTTTCGGTTATAACGGAATTGACGACAGTACCGCTATTACAGCAAGGAAAGGTGATCGTATCCCTATTCATATTAAGTTGACAGGCCGTTTGTTCGAGCTTCGTGGTTATCCGATGGGTGAGGTGAATATCGATGATTACATCATTTTCGAAAACTGTCCGGGTCGTGAGGATATGTGCTCAGAATGTGATCCTTGCGAAGATGTTGATATTTTGGCTGCTATTCTGAAAACAATCGAACGTATCAAGAATCAGCCGATTGCAGGTGGTGGCAAGGTAGGTGATTTTGTAGAAATCCATCCTATCCATTCTTGCAATGAAATGGAAAAAACTCCGGTGGAAACCGACATGAATTTCTATTGCATGGAAATGTGTGATACCGGTGATGCTTATGCTCTGGCTCAGCTTAAGGCTGCTTATCCTGGTTTGGATATCAAGAGAGTCGGACGTCATCTTTCTACATCTAAATATCAGGTGATGAAAGAAGGTGGTAAGCCTTCTGATTATACTCAAAAGTTGTCTTCTATCATGAAAGGCTGCGAAGAGTGCCCTGACGGATATACTAAGGTAGACGGCGGTTTGATTTATGCCGTAACGTTAGAGGATGATGGTGTTGATCAGTCTACTGTAGTAGAAAGCATTAAGAATGCCGTTAGTAGCACTGCCGAGAAAACAGCAGCCCAGGATGGCGGCGTAGGTATGTACACTGTGGCCGTAAGCAAGAAACTGACGAAGGCTGATATCGATGCATTTGTAGAAACCAATCCGACTGCCACAGTAACGTTCGTTGCTAAAACAGCAGATATGTGTAGCAATCCTACTGTTACTACTGTTAGCTGGGAAGCATGTGGTTCTTGTAAGATTTCGAAAGAAGCTTATGAAATCACGTTGCCGGATGATGAATGTGGTAACAGTGCTAAAGAAGAATTGCAGGCAGCATTCCCGTATCTGACAATCGAAGATTATGGTACACCTGGTGGATGTCAACATAAATTCAAAACAACGGTCGTTACTAACATGGTTTGCGACGAATGTGATAAAATTTTCAAAGACTTCTTCGTATCTAAAGCTCCCGAATCTTATCGTGGACGTAACTGGAAACGTTTGGGTGCCGTAGCAGGAGATCAGTCTATTATCGCCGATCCGATTCCTAAGAACTGCAAATGCGGTATCTTGTTCCGTGGTATTGACTACATGATTTCTCCGTCCGACTGTTTGATTGACCGTCTGACATTCCAAGAAGGATCTGTTCGTATTGCTGTAAATGGCGGTTATCCGGATGAACAGCGCGAGGCTATCAGCACGTACTTCAACCCGATCCATACCGAATACAAACAGCACTGGGCTCCGCGTACTCACCTCGGCGCTGAATTGCTGGATAAGGAACGCGAACAACGTATGTTCTTCGACTTCCGTAAGACTCACCAAGAACTTATGGAACGGATGTTTACCAACGAAGAAACCCGCTTAGACCTGTTGGCTCCGTATGCTGATTATTCAGTAACGTTGAAGCCGGCACGTTATTCTAACGGCTTCGGTAGGGTAATTGATGATCATATTACAGTACACTTCCATGTACCGTATGGCGCTCACGAAGGTATTCAAGACCTTATGGACTTGTTAGCTGCTTCGGCAAATATCAAGCCCTGCAAGATTTGATTTTCCTTTTTTCTATATATCCCAAGGGGGAGGAGGCTGGTCCTCCACCCCCTTTTTGTAATAAAACAATTTGAAATAAGTTAGTTTCATATGAATGGCGTGGATTTTTTATCCGGTGCCTTTGGTAGGGGCATTGATAAAATAACCAACATAGTTGGAAAATGGGGTTCCTCCCAACCGGTAGATGACAGCAAATCCGGTATAAAAATAGGGGACAAAATCTACCAAGTGGTTGTGTCCTTAAATGGCTGTTATTGGTATCTTGACGAAGAAGGCAAGAAGCATCCTGTTTCTGGTATTCCGGCCACAACCGAATGGGAGTGGATTAACATAGCTGAGAAAGTTATCAAAGATTTCAAAACCTGTTACCGTACACCTGGTGGAAAGGTTGAAGTATGGAGTTGGTATCTTCTTAACGATCAGATGGATGTTCTTAAAGAAACCCATAGAATTACCGACAGTACTGACATGGATAATCCGGTAGGTAAAGTTCTTACTAAAATACCGGACGAATGGGTTATGATCGACTGTGATCTTCCTGATATGACAGAGCGAGACATTACGTTCGTCAACAGATGTTATAAGACTCCGGATGGTAAGGTTGAAATAGAAGGATTGGAGGCCATAGATGATAAGATAAACATCAGGGAATCTATTTATACCGTTATTCAATCGACGGACGATAATTTCCCTGCCGGTCATGTCTTTGAGCTAATTCCAGAAAATTGGGTTAGAATGGTTTGTGACTTTCCTGACATGACAGAACGAGATGTAACTTACGTTCTTGAATGTTACACTACTAAAAAAGGAAAAGTTCAAGTAGAAGGTTTGGTGGCCATAGATAACATCCTTGGAGCCAGGGAAGAGGTTTATACCGTTCTTCAGTCAACTGATCCTGATATTAAGGTAGGAACCGTGCTGGATTCCATTCCCGAAGATTGGGTGAGGATGGTCTGCGATTTTCCTGACATGACGGACAGGGAAATTGTTGAAGTGGACGAATGTTATAAGACTGATGGTGGTAAGGTCAATATAAAAGGTTATCAAGCTATTGATGCCGTTCTTGGTGTAAGGGAACAGTATTATTATATTGTTAAGACAACGGATGCCGCCTATCCTCAGTGGACGAGAATAGATAAGATACCTAATGAATGGACGAAAACCGAATGCGATTTTCCTGATCTTACAGAAAGACATATTATGTCCGTAGATGAATGTTATACTACTCTTGGTGGTAAAATACATCTTGGTGGATACAGGTCGGTAGATAGCATAATAGGTGTCCGGGATGAGTATCTTATTGTCTTAGAAACTACCGACCCTGATATACAAAGAGGCGCCACATTCAGCAAAATACAAGAAGGATGGCAGCGTATTGTTTGTGATTTCCCTGATGCTACTACATCCGATACAGAAATAGTAGAAAACTGTTATAAGACGGGAAAGGGTAAGGTTCAGATCCGAACATACATAACAATGGACGGATACGGAAATACAAGGGAATTGAGACATATGGTTCTTAAAACAACCGACCCTGATTACAATATCGGATCCAATATCGATCAGATACCGGTAGGGTGGTTAAGTATCGAGTGTGATTTTGCGTCTGCTACACAGCGCCATATAAGACAGGTCAAAAACTGCTACGTTTCTGATGCAGGGAGCATCTACGTTGAGGGAGAAATCGTTTACGACAATGACCTTGACGTGGACAAGATGGCGCTGACGGTCATGGAAAGCACTGACCCGGCGATAGCCGTAGGGACGGAGCTGGCGGCCATTCCCTCTGGCTACGTGAGAATAGTTTGTAGATGTAATTGTTGCAACCACTAAATCTTATTATCATGAGCTGTAACGAATATTTTTTAGTAACACTGGAGTCTAAATCGACTCCAGTTCGTCATAAATACACGAATTTAACAGACGAATGGTATGGTCCTGATGGCGTTAAGTACGAAGATCCTGATACGATAGCCAAAATCGAAGAACAAGCTACAGATAAGAATCGTATAGGAGATAACACCTTATATCATAAACTTATTGAAATACATTCTCAAGGAGAGTCAATAAAATCGGACATCGGAGACATAGGTCAGGTATTAGATTACATAAATGGGGAGGAAGTGTAATGGGAACCATATCAGATAAGTTAATGAGGATCATAAATACCAAAGAGGACATAAGGCAAGCCCTTATATCCAAAGGGTATGATGTACCTACTTCCATACCTTTTAAAGAGTATGCGAAAATGATATTAGACCTGCCATGTAAAGCAGATTCCTTCCCGGACATAGAAGGTATCGTAGCCAGATATTCCGCTTCTGGTATCACCAATGAACAGATGGCTGCCAATCCCGTATGGGTTGATAAGACGGGTAACGGACACGATCTACAGTTAAAAAACTTCTCTTGGAAGGGGATGTCAGGGGTTGGGGGATATGTTCAGGATTTTAATTATTTTAAAAATAATGCTACTGTAGATAAAATAAGAATTGATGAGCAAGGTAGCAATTTTATTAAAGTAACCATTTTAACTACAGGAATTGGTAATGCTATTTATATACCAAAGAATATTTACCAATTTAATAAATCTTATTTCATAAAAATATCAAGTGAAGGATACGATGAAGGTGATATGGCTTTATCATTTTATGCGCCTTCTACATCAACAGCAACAACAGTAACGGTATCATTAAACCCTAATGGCGTCACTGAAATTCCTGCAATAAAAGAAGATGATTTTTTAGCTGTTTATATTAATGTTAGCGGCAAAGTAGGTTCGTTTAC